ATCTGCTATACTAAAACCTGCACTGTCAAATTCAGGACCTTCATCTTCTACTTCCACAGGTGGTTCATCACATCCGCACCCACATCCTTCAAAACCATCACATACTGGGTCTGGCTCTGCTTTAAAAGATTCTGTATTCCTAAAATGTGCTTTTAGTGAATCTACTTGTTCTTGAAGTTCCATTAATTGTTCTAATACTGTTTTCATGTGTTTTTATTATTTATTATTTATTTAAATATAACATCTATTTCTCCGAGAGCCAAACTTAAGGTTATTTAAATTTATATTTCTTTACCTTATAATCAGTTACCTCTTCATCTATCTCATCCTCCTCATCAACGTCCTTCTGATGACTCATCACTCGGTGAACCGCTGCTTCCTCATCCTCAGCATCCACAAAATAAATTCGTTTAACTGTTTTCAAAACTGTTTCTTCTACCTTAAATGTCTTCATGTGTTTATATTTTTTAATTATATCTGAATATAACATTCCTTTACCCAATAGCCAAACAAATGGTTAATTAAGGTAAAACCCTATTTCCTGTACCTCGTTTCTAGCGAAATTTTTAGCTGACTGTAGGAAGTGTAGGTGTAAGTGCAAGGCGTTTATATCATCCATGATCTCCCTAGTTGGTCTTAGGTCTAGAAACATCATTGAGTTATGTTCTAGTTCCTGGATTTGTGCTAGTGCCTTATCTATTGATTGGTTAGCAGTGGCTAGTATTTCTAGGATTTGATGAGCCTGAATACGCTCTAATACTTCGTCGGTGTGTTTATCGTAATCCATGTGTTTCAATTTAAAATGTTATATAATCAATTGCATTTTCTCCTATCCCTTCCCCGTTAAATGTTATTTCATAATTCGGGTCCATCCCAGAGATCATAATATGGGCGATTAAATCATCTAACGATCCAAATTCGGTTGTGTAATACGAACAATCTAAACTATACATACATTTGTGTTTTTAATTATACCTGAATATAACATACCTGCTACTAGAAGCCAAACAAGATGGGACCCCTTTGGGCCCCACTTGCAAAAACACACACATGGCTTGGGGTATTAACCCACTAGATCGATAGTCTTCATACGACGACGAGACATATTGTACATAGCGTTCGCTACGTCTTGGTTCACCGAGCGGTTACCGTTGATGATGTTTGAAACATGACTAGCAGAATAGCCAGTTGTTTCAGCTAGGCGAGCAGTGTCACCTTTGCGTTGACGTGCATTATAGAACGCCAATTTCGCTGTACGATTTAATTTACGCATAACTTTAATTATTTAATTATTTATATTATTCAATATATAGTATTATTAATGTTTAGCAAAGCTATCCTTAAGAAAGAGAAAGACCTAAGCTGATCATGCCTAGGTCTTCATTGTTGGGCGCTTTGCATCGCGTCTAGATCCCATGAGTAAGTGGTTTTTAGTCTAACCGGCATACGTTCCGGCAGATAGAGCCTTGCCTAAGGGCCTTCCTCGTTTGCTACCAGATTAAATGTCTCATAATCTATCCTTTGGTCCTATAATCTCCCTTCGGATCTCATAATCAACTACTGGTATTGGTAGTCAGGACAGGATTCGAACCTGTGCTTTCTCATACTATATGAGCGGGCCATTACCAAATTGTGCCGCCTGACTATATTGTTTTTTTTAGTAGCCGGGGCGGGAATCGAACCCGCACTGCCCTTTCGGGCAACAGGATTTTAAGTCCTGCGTGTCTACCTGTTTCACCACCCGGCCATAGTTGGAGCCTAGTCGTCACTAGGCCCCAGCAGCATTACGCTGCTGCTTCAGTGTCTTTTGCTTTCGCTGGACGACCTCGTTTCACAACACCTCCGTTTGCTGCTACTCGTGCTGCGCGAGCTGCTAAACGTGCTTGACGTGCTGATCCTTCTACTACTGGGCGACCTTTTGATTTTTTAGTTTCTGTTGACATAACCTTTATTTATTTGTTTAACTTATTTACTATCTAAATATAATATCTGTTCCTCTGAGAGCCAAACCTATCCTAAATTATCTATAAACTCTTGAATTTCATCAAATAAATTAGCGTTATCAATATAATCATATAATGTACCTGTTTTACCCTGTAATGTAAAATCAATTACTGTTTTATTCTCATCTACCCATTCAGTATAGATTATAATTTTTTCTACTGGGTGGTTGATAACAAATGTGTTCTGTGTTAATCCCGGTTGTGTGGTTTGATTTAATAATTCCATTTTTATGTGTTTTTAATTATGATTAAATATAACATAACCTAGCTGGTGAGCCAAACCTATCCTACCTCTTCTGTTATCTCTATACCCCTCTCTTTAGCCGCCTTAACCACCGAATCTAAAGTGGATCGATCAAATGTATTATCAGCGTCTAAAACTGCAAATAACGCCTTAACTAACGTTCTAAACTCCATATCTCCTATATTATCACCATACAATAAAACTCCTTTAATAGTACCTATTAATGAGCCGTACTTGTAAGCTAATGGTTGATTTGAATCTTTTCCTTTTTGAATTACTAAATGTTTCATGTGTTATTAATTTTTAATTATACCTGAATATAACATCGCTCTTCTGGGAAGCCAAACCTAACACGAAAGAGGGGCCATAAATGGCCCACTCTTCCTATAATTAAAAAACACACACTTTATTCCTCTTCGTCTGCATCTGGCAAACTGTACTCTACCTTACTGAATCCGATTCTATATTTGATGTAACTTTCTGTATCACAATCTCTGTTTTTGCTGAAGTAAATCTTTCTAGAATCACTACCTTTAATTCGATCAATATGACACATTGCTTCGGTCATGTGTTTCAATCTGTTACTACCTGCAAAATCACCTGCTTTAGTTACTTGTTGAATGTTAATGAACGATGTGTATTTTTTCAATTTGTTACCACCTTTCTTAACTGTTGATTGTAAGTTCAAAAACCATAACTCAGCAGCGCTTTCAGTTGTGCGGTAAGTGTCCTTATACATCTCAATCACCTCAGCGATACTATCAATCGCGATCACATCATAACCTTGATCGAACACATACTCCATTGTCTCCTTAACTGTCTCAGTGTAATTCTTCAAAAATAATGTCGGTACAACCTTAAAACCAGGCATACGTTTACAATATTTGAAGTGACCAATCTCATCCATCTCACCGCTCACAAACAATACCTTCTTACCTCTAGATGCTAACTTAGATAACATATCTAATACCACTGTGCTCTTACCTGAACCTGGTCCGCCGCAGATAATCATATTAACAGCGGGCATCAAACCCTTATCTGTTGATAAAATTGAATCCATTAATGTGCCTGTTGACATTGGGCGAAATACAGACTCGTTAAACGATAACTCAGAGCCTTTAAATATTTGAACTGATTTTGGATCGAACGCTACCGCAGCAGCTACTTGGTTCTTTTTTGGGCGACCTTTACCTCTTTTTTCAATTACTAAATTTTTCATTTGTGTGTGTTTTTTATTATGAACTAAATATAACATCCCTGACCCACTAGGCCAAACAAGAGGTTAAATCTGTTTCATTAATCGTTTTAATTTAGCATTTAAACGTTTCCGCTCTAATTTTCTAAAGTACGGCCCATGGTTATATGGTGTATAACCTTTAGGCCCAGCAAAGGCACTAGTCCAAACTGTTCTGTCTGTCTTGAGAAACTCTAAGCGCTCCTCAATCTTCTTAATTTGTTCTTGTACACTCATTGCTTAATCTATATTAAAATTTTCAACCCACACCTCATCACTATCACCTACATAATAAACGGCAATTCCTTTATAATCGAATTGGCCATTATCTTTTAAATGATTAACAATCTCATCTTCTAAGTAATGAGCATCTAACTCATACACTTCATCCTCTTCTAACTGTGAGAATCTCTCAAAATTCTCTTCTACAAATTTTTCTAATCTTTTCATTTTTATGTGTTTTAATTATGTCTGAATATAACATCCATGTTCGGCAGAGCCAAACAAAGTGGTAGGGGAGTTTAAATACTCACCTCACACACCCCATAATCTGTTAAATCATCAAAATCATCATCAAACACGTTCCCAATATCAAATCCTGGGAAATCAAAGTTATACTCCCAATCTGTGTGATCAGTAACTGATAATACTAATTCCATGTTACCGTGACCTTGTTCTTTTAACTCTGTTAATTGGTCGATTAATTCTTGTACTGTCATGTGTTTTTAATTTTTAATTATACCTGAATATAACATCAATTGTTCGTGAAGCCAAACAAAAGGTAACAAAGGTTACTCCCCTATATATTTATAATAGAATTCAATTTCGAACACGACACATTGCCCAGGTGGCGAAAATCACTGAAGTTAGTATTAATTGAGCTCAATTGATCAAGGCCAGCGGATAGATAGACTGCACCCCGTACTAGAAAAAAGAGCAGGCGCCACGGCGCCCACCACTGTCTTTATCTATTTAAGAACATCTCTGCTTGATTCCAGTTCTGGAACCATGGATTATCAGAGTAAGCATTTGGAGTTACATGTAACTTTATCCCACCTGGGAAGTGATAGTCAATGTGCCTCAACACCTTCTGCACTAGTGAAGACTTAACGTACATCCAAAACTGCCCACTCTCACTGTCGTACTGCACTCCCTCACCTGGCTTAAATACCTCAATGAGTGAGTGTTCAATGTCGTAGTGGGAAATACCTTCCTCGGCGCACCCAGTCAAACAAATTGATAGGCGCTCATCCTCAGGAATCATATCCTTGATCTCCCTATCAATGATCTCGGCGTATTCTTTGAAGGTACGTCTTTCAAATTCGGTAGGCTCCCTATCTTTATAGGTGTCTGTCCATGCGTTCTTTTTCAACATGATTTTCTTAGCAACCGCTTTTTTTAATTCTTCTAGTGTCATATGTGTTTATTTTATTTACCTGAATATAACATCCCTTTCCCCCTAGGCCAAGCCCTACCCGATCCTCCTACCCGATCTTCCTACTGGTTTTCCCTACTTGCTCTCCCTAGGCGCCGCAGGTGCCGCGCGACGCCTAGTAGTGCATTTACCTCAACGCTATAGCGTTTCTATCAAGTAACACATGCGCGCTATGACCTCGGTCCTCTTCTGGCGCATATCCATCCTGTAGGGCTCGTGGTCCAAGATGTCATTCATCTTCTGGACCTGGAGTGAGAACACTTTTAACTTCTCCACCGCTGTTCCTTCTACCTCACCATCCAGTGCTACCTCTACAGGGGCAACCTTAATTTTTTCTAATTTTTTTCTTCCTCTTTTTTTAGCCTCCATTGGGGCCACTGAAATTACTTTTTCAATTTTATCCTTTTTGCCTGTCCCTTTTGGCCTACCCCTTTTTCCTGTTTTTGTTTCCATGTGCTTTTAATTATGGCTAAATATAACATCAAAGCCCGCGGGGGCCAAGCCCCTTGGGGGGAGGGGGTTCCCCCTCTTGATCCCCCTACGCCCCCCTTGCGGGGGGAATAAAAAAATATATACTTTTTCGACGAAAAGGTTTGGCTTTGTGTGGGGGAGGGGGTACATATCCCTGCCTCTTTCCCCTACCCATTACCCCTACACTTGTCACATACCCATCTTATATATACTTATATTTGGATATGTTAGTCACCCTTGCACCTTGGTTTGTCACACTTGCCTGTTCCCCCTACTTGATCTCTCTACCCGTTTTGCCTACCCTATTCCCCTACCTGTTCTCCCTAACCTGTTCCCCCTACGAGACAGAAACCATATTATTATCAACACCGTTAATAGTTTCATTATTATACTCCGTCCTCGAATGAATAATTTTCGTCCATCGTACGTTTGTTCTCCCTACTTGTTTCCCCTGAATTATTATATTCTCTTATTCCACTTTTTCCCTCATAATGGAGTTCATAGTAATGTCTTCCATTCCCAACAAACCAATTTTGGATACCGTCTATCACCTCTCTATCGTATGCCCCTATGATTTGTTCTTTTTCCATTTGCTTGGCTTGTTGAATAGCATTATAAGTTATAGCATCATAGGTAAGCATAGCCTTTGGCACTAATTGTTCAGCTAACCATTCAACCGCAGTTTGTTTATTTTTCATAGTTATTTATTTTTTCTCCCCATTCTAATATGAATGCTAAGGAATGTTAGACCTATTGTTAAAACATATTTATAGTTAACAGCATACTTGGTATCAACAAATGATATTCCTAAGTCAAACCACCATTTTTTGTAGTCAAGTGTATTCAGTATTATTTCAAGTTTCATCATTTTATTTTTATTGGGTGTCCATCTACTAACGCTTCAACATGAAACTCACTCACGTCGTCTGTTATTTTGTCTCTTAATACATCCATTTCACTTGCAGCGTCCCATAATGATTGTTCCCATTCTTTATGTTCTATATTCTCACTGTTTTCATGAATATATTTCATCATTTCTATTTCACTCATACCCTCCAATTCAGGGTAATCATCAGTGTCAATTGTAAATGAGTCTCTAATAACATACGTTGTGTATGTCTCAGTCATTCTAATGTTTATTTTCATATTTTATTTTGTCCAATATAATGTTTCACTGTCATCTCCAATATAAAAAGCTGGGTCACCAATTTTAGGTTTATTATTAGTTTGATATACTACTCCATTTTCAGCTGTTACTTCCCACTTATATCCTTTATAAGTTGATTTATTTACTTCAATCACACTAATTGGGTATAATTGTTCTATTAAACTATCCTCTTCTGTTTCAATTGGTTGTTCTTTAATTGGAATAGGTAGTGGTGGTGGTGTTTTTTTACTATGGGTTAGAATTGTTTTTACACCTAAACCAATAAGTGAAAACATAACTACCATCCAACCCGTGATTATAAGAGTCTTTTTTATCATAATTTATTTATTATCTGTCCATATCCATCCCAAACATACTCTCATCATTGTACGATGAAACCAGTTAGGCTTTTTTTCAAATGAAATACAAAACCCATTCTTACCTCCTAAACAGTACGCACCAACATAATTAGGTAGTGCATATATACACATTGATGCGTTGTTTTGAACTACATTATCAGCATACTCACTAACTTGTTGTTTGACATGCTCTGGTGTCTCGTTAATTAGACGTTCTACTGTTTTAGTTTTCATTTTTTTTTATCTTTAAAATCTATATCATATAAGCCTGCCTCCTCATCGTGTTTCATTAACTCGATTAATCCTTGTCTACTCACTATTTTGTGAGCATCATTATCAAATATACTATTCCAGATTATTTTAATTGGTTGTAGTATTGCTTCTTTAAATGCCGTCTTCCACTTCATATCTTGTTGTTGGATAAAATTCTACACCATATACTTTAACTGTTTCTAACTCTAAACCTCCATTAAAATCATCTACTTCGTATCTATATGTTCCTTCAAAATCATCTGGGTACTTACTATCGTACGGAGTCCAGTCAAGGTATTTTGCTTTTGGGTCTGTTCCTATCCCATAGTACTCATCCAATCCTGCTTTAAGGTCCTCTTGTGTATGAGCAGTTATTATTGGCTTACCCCATTCTGATACTGCTACATATGTTACTCTTATGTATGTTCTTATAGCCATTATTGTTGTTTTATTATCCAAAGATTAATTTAACAATCATCCCAATTGCTGAGAGTGTAATTGTCATTACTCCTATTACAGCAGCGACTCCTACTATTAGTTCTACTGCTTTGTCATTTATTTTATTTTTCATAACCTTTATTTATACTTAAATATAATAAAGTAAGGCCCGAAGGCCAAACTTTAGTGCGAATCTCCTACATCATGCTTCTCTCCGTAGATCAAATAATCAGGATTGATTACTTTAGCTACTTTCTCTCTTTCTCCACTCACATGCTTGATTACAATACCTTCATGTGGTACTTTAGTTCCATCAATGAAGTTGTTGAATGTAAACTGGTCTTGAATTTCTTGAGACCAATTCCCATTGTATAAAACAGGTACGTGAGGTAAATCAACACCACCAATAAAGTTAGTAGGTTTACCAATCATTGTAAGATAAGTTCCTTCAGTAGACAAATACTTACCATTCCATACAATATCAAACCCAGCAAACTCTAACTCTTTCAATCCATAGTCATAGTTCTTTTGAATACCAGGCCCATATATCTCACCATACACTACTACTCCACTTCCAACTTCAGTTGGAGTATGCTTCTTAACAAACGCCCATAACTTCTCTTTGATTTGATACTTATCAGCTACTTCTCTCCAAACGTCAGTTGAATAGAAACCTTGTGTATCAGAACCTTTCTCAACGTTATGTGAACCATAAACATATTCATACTCAATCCACTCATCAGCTAATCGTAAGAATTTCTTAACTTTATCCCAAAATGATAACTTACGTTTCTTAACAATACCATAACGAGCATTTGTACCATGTAACTTACGAGTAATTTGAACATAGTTCTCTTCAGTAAACATTCCAGCTACGTTCTTCAAGTTAGGAAACTTATGGTACACTGTGAAGTTTGGGTTTTGGTGGTACTTGATCTTACGACCTGAAGACAATTGTACTTGAACTGCAGGTGGTTCATATTTGAAGATACCTAACAATTCCATCATGTCCTTACCTTCATTCCACTCCAATTTAGTGTAATTAGCAGATTGACGAGCATATCTTAAAGGTATAATCAAACATTCAGAATACACTCCTCTTAACTTAACAGTACGCACACGTTGACCTTTACGCAAGTAATTAGTTACGTTCATTGCATCTGATAGTTCTTGAGGAATGACTGCGTCTGTAGTTGCTACTACAACTAAATCATCTACTTTGTATTCTCCTTTCTTGATAATACAATTCCATCCTCCGATAACACCTTGTTCGATATTATCTGCTCCTGGTATTTCTTTAATTTCGTTTATGCGTGCTACGTAGCACACTGAGTTATTATTTTCCATCTTAATAAAGTTTTATTTCAAAACGATCCTCCATCTGTTCAATCTTATCAACCGGACATCCATGCATATTTTCTCCGTTATGTCTATTCTCTACAATAACAGAATGTACTTGGTAACCATACTTCTTAGCTAACTCATAGTAGGTATTCATTTCCCATTCTTGTGTGAATGTATTTGACACTACCACTGGTGAGTGCTCATATCTCATTAGAAAATCCACCTCCTCTTGACACCAAGCATGCGCATCTTTAATTTTTGATGGTTTAAACTTGTAATTACCCTCACCGTCGACGAAAAACATATCAGCCTCTTTGTGTCGGTAATCTTTATCCCCAACTAACATCTTTGCTAATGTTGACTTACCTGCACCAGGTAATCCTCTTAATAATATTAATGTTTTCATATTGTGTATAGTATTGTTGGATTATCAGTATGAATATCAGGCACATCACCTTGTAGTTGCATGTACTTAGCAAATTCAGCTCTATTGAATGGTCTAGTGATCATATGAAATCCATTCTTAGTAGGAATAGTATACATTAGCTTGGTTACAGTTCTATCTATAGGTTCTATGCTATTAATGATACGTTCAATTTTATTTACAACCTCCAAATCATTCATATCAATATCAATGATCCATGTTTTACTTTCTCTTGGTTCACAATTGTTACGTCCAATAATAGTTTCAAAACTAGATTTGATACCATCATATTGCTCATTTGCAATCAGTTCAGCGTTATGTCTCAAACACTCTAAAGCAATTTTACTCCATTTTCTTCTATTTAAATGAATATAAGCTCTAGCATTAAATGTTTCACACAATGTGATAATTTCATCTTTATTCTTATCAAATTTCTCTAAACTAGAGATATTATATGAACGAATGACTCTGTTATTAGAACCTAATTCAGGATTTTCTTTCTTACGTTGAATAATCTGAATAAAGTAGAAATAATCTTTCTCAAACTTTAATAAATTTCTTATATGGTCGAAATTGTTTATCATAACTGTTTTCATAATACTTAAATATAATAAAAAATGGCCCGAAGGCCAAACTTTATTTATAATTATTTTCATAAAAGGTGTCAGGATCATGTTTATTTACCCACCTACCTTTTTCATTTTGAACCAACTCACTACCACATTTAATACATTCATGTACTACTTTCATTTCATCTTGTTCTAATTCCTTTAAATTAGTAGCTAACCAATGATGAAACTGTGATTCACTCATAATATAATAAGCTGTTTTAATTTTTTGAATAGGTGTTTTAGTCATCTCCATAAGGTGCTTCATTAAACGTTTTAAAATTCTCTTCGTCATCCCAATCTGTCCAATCTTCCTCTTCCCATGTTTCATCATAGGCGCAATTTACTTCCTCTTCATCATATGGTATTTCCATCCAACGTGATACTTCTCCATCTAAACCATCTCTCCACATATCACCCCACTCTTCTCCATCCCAATAACACATTTTAATGTAACCATTATCCATTCTACAGATATAACTTCCTGGTATATCTGGGTTATCTGTTTTCCAAATTTTATCCTTGTTGGTCATTTTGCTCTAGGTTTGTCCAATGGTTAATTATTTCTGTACCTTCTGGTGCTTGTTGGATTGGGGATGCATCTGTAGTAGTTAAACTTGTAGTTGTGACTCCCCACATATTATTTAATTGTTCTTCAGTTATATATTCACCAGTCTCTGATATTTCATATCGCATTGCAGGTTGTGTTGTATTTATTCTTCCCATTAACTCACCTAATGTTCTAAGACTGCTAGATATTTCCTTTTTATCTCCATTCATTCCCTCATCATAAATCTTTTTAATCTCATCTGATGCTAGATTATAATTACTTTGTTTACAATTCCTCAAATCAGTAATAATAATGTCCATTATTTCAGATGGGGCTTCTATTTCAATTGAGTCAATTCGAGTATCATCAGCTGCCCAAAATGATAACTCACGAGAATGATCTTTACTTAAATTATTAAACGCTGCTACTTTGTAACCTGTATGTTTATTCATTATATACATGAGATTACCTCGACCTGTGTATCCATAAAATTGGTATTGGTCACTTTCAGCAGCTGTACACCATCTAGTTCCAGCTCCATATTTTTTAGATGATTCATATGTAAGTGGTTTTATAATTAACCATTCATCATCCTCATGAAGTTTTAAAATAAATTTCTCTAACTCTTTATTTACAGATTTAAGTTCAGCTAAAGCAATTTGTGCTTCCATTTCCTCTGTTGTTTTATATGATGTCACATCCTTATTAACAATCAAACCACGCTCATTAAGATCAACAAATTTATTTATTGTTCTAAAATGACGATATGGAGTTTCACTTAAATTAGCATACATGAATTTTTGAGCAACCCATGTTTTACCATTAAGTATATCTTTAGCTTTTTCCTCAGAGAATCCCATATCTGTGAATTCATATATGCTTCCCTCTCTAGTATCTTCTTCTTTTTCCCATCTATGTTTAGTGATATTAATAATCATTTCAACATACTTAGTCTTATAACACATTGACAACGCATCAATAAAACTAATATCTAAATCGGGATGTTGTTTTTTAAGTGTATTTAATTTGCTCATAACTATAATATAATAACTTTTATTTAAATTGCCAATTTATTCTTTATTTGCTCTTGCTTTTAAATCTTCTAAAAACTCATCACGTTGACTAATTAAATATTCTTCACGTTTAACTAATCGAGTACGTTCCTCATCAGTTAGTTTTAATACTAACTCTTCTTTTTCTTGTATCATTTGTCTATACTCATCCATTTGTTTATTGAATAGAGTATTTTGATAATACATTATACCAACCAAAATAATGATTGTAAATGACTGTTCTTTAAGCTTACTTAAGAATGTGTCGCCATAACTACTTACTTTAGTTTCTTTTTCCATATTGATAAATATGGTTTATTCTTCATCAAATAAATCCTCTCCTTTATAATCAGGATGATTTTTTTCCATATAATTTATTCCTCGAACCATAAACACTGCTAAAATAAGTGCTAGTGTAAATGAAATAATTGCTGCTGGTATCATAAAAATAATTTTTTAAATATTTCCCATTTTGACTTAAATTCAATTCGTTCAAATTTGTTACTTGAATTAACTACCCAAGCAAACATATTCTCACTCCAACGTTTATAAGTACAATGTCTACATACTAAATTCTTGCCCTGGTGCTCAGGTCGTTGGTATGGTCTGGGGTTTCTAGTGAACATAAATAATGGGTATGTTCGTTTACAGTCAAAACACTTTTTCATTCGTAACTCTCTCTATCAATTTTAATTACATATGGAAATCTTGGAACACCATCTGGTGTTAAGTTAAAGTACTTAACTGTAGCTGATTTACCAATTAATTCATTTTTATTGTTCCACATAGCCTTACATTCCTCCCAATTAAATTTAGGTGATGAATTAAATATATGTCCTGTCTTACTCTTAAATATAAATGAACCTACCATTCCAGTTTTATTACCTTCACCTTCAACTACATCTAATATAATATATTCTTCATCAATAAACGATTTATGTTTAAGAAGTGATTTAGAACGTTTTGATTCATATTCTTTATCCAAACGAATCATTTGACCCTCATAACCTTCCATAGTGTAGTCTTCATAATAAGCTAACAAATCATTTATATTATCAATTTGATCAGTTTTAACACAAACACAACACTCAGGTAAATTTAAATCAGATAACGTTCTATAACGTTTAGTAAATGTACCACTACAACTAGGCAAATCATAAATGTGATATTGAATTGATTCTTTACTTTTAGCTAAATCATTACTTGTTGGTTTAGTTTTCTTAACCAATGAATAAATAGCGTTAAAGTCATTTGCAAACTTATCAGCATATAACTCACCATCAAATATTAAATCAGGATTAGATTCAAATAATGGTTTTAATGATTCAAAAATATGAGGTGCTGAGATAATTTTCTTACCATTTCTGCTCCACATACCATCTGCTCTAACAATACATCTAATACCATCTAATTTAGGTTGACTATAAACTGGGTATGTAATTTTATCTTTATAATCTTCAAACTTATGAGCTAACATTGGGTTGAAGAATTTAGGTGTATCAATATCTTTTATTGATTCATAACTACCTAATTCTAATTTTTTAGTCCACATTGCTTGAGCTTCAGCTAATGCTTGTTGTTCGGGTGTGGTTTCGTTTTTCTTACCTATATTTTTACCTGAGCAACAAGTCCATTCAGAAGTTGTCTTAACTCCATCTGTATAACCTGATATTGTTCTGAAACAGTTGTTCTCAATTTCAACTGTCCATTCATTTACTTTACCGTTAACGGCGCGTTTATATAATGTACTTAATTTCATGTCTTAAATATAATAAAAAATGGCCCGGAGGCCAAACATTTTATTATTTTTCTGGGACAAGTAGTAATTTTTTTCGTTGTTCTCGAATTATATATAGTTGTTGTACTATAGTATCACCTTGTTGTTCTGTTATTTGTTTTAGAATAATGTGTTCTATTTCTAAATTAGAGTATTCTAATTGTAATTCTTTGAATTTTCTATTAATAGCATTCGCTTGATCAATAGTCATTACAACTACTGGTGTTTTGCCATCATCATCAATTGTAGTATAAGGATACTTATTAGTTGGTTGGGACCTCAAGGTTCCAAGTAGACTTAGGACGAACAGCAGGAGGAGTATTAAGTTTTTTTTCATAGGTTGATACCTGCTCTGTTAACGTTGAAACTTGTTCTGTTAGTTGTTGGTTAGCAGAATCTAATTTCTGGTTTTCAGAAGATAGGATTTGGTTTTGGTCTGTTAATATTTGGTTTTCTTTCACTAATGAAACATTTTCCTCAACAACAGTAATATGACCATCCCCAGCCATGAATACATCAGCTATAACAAATGCTACAACCAATAATAAAATACCATATAAAGCTAATCTTTTTTTCACTTCTTACTTAATAAAATAATTTCTCTTAAATCTTTAAGTGCTTGAGTATTATTGTCTAATGAACTCTGAATTTTACTAGTATCGGTTTTAATATAGTCATTAAGTTCTTTTTGAAGATCATCTACTTTCTTTTTCAGATCATCTTCAGCTTTCAATTGACGTTTTAACATATACCATAAAACAGCACCTAACCCAAGTACAATAACACCTAATGCACCATATTGGGTTAATGTCTCAAATACCCCAAATGATGGAGTGGCTTGTAGAAATATAATTAATTGGTTCATTTTCTATCTCTTAATTCTTTTTCAAGTTCATTGATTTTAGCTTGCATAGCATCTTTTTCAGCCATATTACGCTTGAACATATACCATCCAACAGCGCCTAATGCTAATACTACTAAACCTAACGCTCCGTAGTTAACTAACTGTTCGAATATTCCAAATTGGTTTGCTTCTAATAAAATATTTGTCATGTGTGTTAAATTTTTAAATGATTAGCTAAAACACCACCTAATGAAGTGGCTACTCTTAATAACTCCTCATCTTGTTCATGAGTTAACTTATGTTTTCTACCTGTATAATCAATACCTAAGATAGCTATGAATCGTCCTTCAAAGTTTTTAATAGCATATAAGTACTGAGATTTGGTTTTGTATTCTTCAGCAAAGTATTTTAAACCAAATGTTGAAGTAGTTTCATCTTTAAAATCATAGATATGGATTGAATCATCATCTAATAATTTATTAAAACTTCTAGAAAATAAAGCAACAGGTATATTCTTTAATGTTAATTGAAGTGAAGGAGCATTTGCTGATACTGTCTCATAGAATATAGAGAATTTAGCTATACTCTTACCTGTTGGATAAAAATGACCCCCGTTATGAAATTGACTAACCCATACTCGGTCAGCGTCATATTCTTCTTTAATTGAGTCTAATTTACTTGATACTAAAGCTCCTACTTCAAGAGCCTCAGTCACCATATCACTTTTCTTCTTCTTAAATTTGTTATCAAACCACCATTTAAGAGATAATACTACTATGGGTCCAATAACGCCCCCAATCAGTGCTACCCAAATCGCCTCAGTCATCTTTATTTTATTTAAGTAAATTATAGTACTCATTAAAGTGTTTTAAACGATCAGGTAAACCAATTGTACCGCCGTTAACTCGTTTAGTAACCGCAGTGACAGTTGCTTCATCAGCTCCTTTATCACATATTGACCATAATTTGTTTGAATCGAAGAAAAACGCTGCTGATGCTAATGGGTATTTAGTAGCAACTAAATCAGGGTTAGCAACTGTATCCTCACCTATAAATTTAGCAAAACCAGTATAATTAGATTTTCCAGTTAATTGAATATAACCACGTCCACGATACTTATATCCTTCACCTGTTGATTCATCACCATTACCCATTCTTGAACCGTAAACACGAGATGCGATTTTCTCAGGTTGACGAGCATATGAGGCAGCTAAGTCACCAGGGAAATATTTTCCAAATATTCTCTTCAAACCATCAACTGAGTAGTTTAAGTTTTCGCTTATTGATTTGAATCCACCTGACTCATGTCCACATTGTGCTAAGAAATGAGCTAAACGTAGTGGAGTAGTAATATTAAATTTAGCGGCTGTCTCAGGTATTTGAGCTAATACAGCATCAGGGATATGTCCTTTTAAAGCATCTAATTTAAATGAGCTAGGAGGAAGAGTTGTTACAACAGGAGTTGGAGCTGTTGCTCCAAACATTTTACTCCATGTATTATCTCCTACAATACCATCTGCTACTAATCCATTTTTAGCTTGCCATTCTTTAACTTTAGCTTCAGTCATTGGTCCGAAACTGCCATCAGCTCCTAAACCTAATAGTGTTTGAAGTTGTTTTACTTCTTCTCCTTTTGATCCGTTTTTTAATAACATAAGTGTTTTTGATAATAAATATCATAAACCTTATCTCGATTCAATCAGAATTTGATCAGCTTCAATCTCAGTTATAGTAGCAGCTAATTTATTACCTATAGCAACAATTAATAAATCTTTATTACGACCACATAATTTTATTTCTTTACCTACTTCAATTCCCATTCCAATAATTCGCTCACTAGCCATATTTTCTTTAATACCAGTCACAATGTAAGCTCTAGGGTAAATAGTTACTTCAGATAATTTCATTAGTTGGCAAAGTATAAACGTTCATGATTATATTTAGCTACTATATTCTTATTCGCTAACTTACCATATGAGTCTACAATATCAGAATATACTTCATTAAGTGGTTTTTTACTGGTAAATAGTTCACCTACCCAATTAGCAAATTGATTATTAGACTCGTCAACAACATTTTGAGGTATGTTAGGTAACCCACAGTAATATGCTTCTCCTACTTCACTAATAAACATTCCTGTATAGAAACCTTTTAATCCAAATCTATTTACAAATCGATCTGCGTTACACCAAATAAAAACATTATTGTCTTTTTTATTCAAATGCTCAACTAACCCGTTATCAATTACAAATAATCGATTAAAACCAATCCCAAATAAACCTGATGGTGATCCATGACCCATCATCATTACTCTATCATGACTCTCAATTAACTCAATTATCTCATCTCTAGTTTTATCTTGAGTAATAACTGTTTTATCTTCTATACCTTCATAAATGGGTTTTAGGAAATCAGTTGAGTAATCTGATGGATGTATTACTAATGTTTTCATTTTATTAATTTTTTAATTTTGATAATAACACGACGTTTAAAACAACTCAAAGTAGTTTGAAATGTATTAACTGGTGTTTCAGTTTTTAATTCCCCAAATGCTTTTTTCATCGCGATTTTAATTTTAGGGTTAACTTTAATTAACTCAATAAATTTATCTAAATGAGAAACTGATTTTGAATTCCATCTACCATTTGAGAACTCAGTTAATGTTACTCGTGTGTCACTTATTGTATCAAATAAGTAAACTGTAACTGTTTTGTCCCAACTGTCTGTAACGAATTGTAATTCTTGATTACCTGAAAGTGATACTGATTTGCTCATAACTCTTATTATTTTTTATTATACCTAAATATAACAAAGAATGACCCATAGGCCAAACTTTATCCATGAAAAGTTCACTTAAAACGGTAAATTTTCTTTAGGTTGTGTATTGTTTTTAGGCTTGAAATATTCTTCCAAAAACGATTTAGGATACAACATTACATTACCTGTATATTTTGGGTTAGATATTTCTCTCATTCCTACTTTTATATCTTTATAACAAGCAGCAAGATATACTTGTTTACCTAAATCATTCCCAGCCGGTTTGCCTAAGTAGTCGTATAATGACATTAATTCATTATTATCCATTAATTACCTCCTCCATTGTTTTCCATTCTACTTCTGTGCCTTCATCACTATAGTTACCTGTAGGCATTGCTAAGTGAATGTTTTCATTTTCGTCTTTTCCAATAGCGATAAACCCAAATCCTTCACAAATATAAGGAACCATTGTACTTTTAGGTAATTCTGATACTACTTTATCAATATCAAAATCCCACCCCATTTCCGAGACATTTTTCTCGACCCATTGTTTGCTAAATTCAGCCATATTATTTTATACTTATTAAATTATAAATCCATGCAAAGTCATTGTACTCAATAGCAAGAAAATCATCTCCTACTTCATTCTCTATTAAATAAAGTCTACATCGTTGACCTTTTAAATCATACGCATACCAATATACAGCTGATCCTTCTACTTCAACTTCTTCAGAGTCAGAATAAATTGTATAATACTG